CACACACTGTCATCACTGAAGTTCTCACTCAAAATACTGAAGCAGTTTATGTCTCAGCAATTGGTGGTTATGATTCATCAACAACTTTTGATAACAACTTAGGTGTTTGGTTACCATTTCCTTTTGATGTAATTGAATCAGAAAATCCACCAAACAATGATGATGGATTTTACATCACAAAAGGTTTTGACTTTCGAAACTTTGAATACAATGTTCCCGCAAATGGTGTTTATCGTGTTACATTAAGTATGGTTTCACCTGCAACATTTCCAAATGCTCAGTTTCGATTAGTTTCATCAAAACCACCACACAATAATGCCGATATAACTGAACATTTTCAAGATTGGATTTTCTTGAATGACTCAGAAAGAACAAGAGAATATTTTATACCATGCACTGTTGGTGATCGAATTTGGTGTGAATACACTAATCGCTTCTATCAAAGAAGTCAAATATCAATTTCAAGAGTCTAATAAATCATGGCAAACACTTTCAAGCTTAAAACAAAAGCGAACATTTCGACATCAAACTTTGAAAGCGTTTATGCTGTTCCACCCACCGTGGATTCAGCAATTGTTCTTGGATTGATCTTATCAAACAAAGCAAACGCAAGTATATCTGCAAGTGTGAACCTGGAGACAAATACAAGTGATAACACTGAGATAAATGAAGATGTCACTCTTTTACATAATATCACTGTGCCTGAAGGTAGTACACTTGAGATGTTTGCTGGTCAAAAACTTGTTCTTCAAAAGTATGATTCATTATTAGTCAAATGTGATGCTACAAATAGTTTAGACGTTGCTCTTAGTATCCTCGAAGTAGACTAAAACAAATGAGTAAAATACTCTCAATCGCCAAACTGTATACGGATCTCAACCGTAAATATGTTGGTGAAACCTTTCGTGGCCTTTCATTCAACAATTCATATGTGGATGCAGGAATCATCGGTGTCGATGATATCACTCATGCAGATACAGTTGTTGATAATACCGCAGTTCGTTTTGGCTTGACAAAAGATGTGACTGAAGGTGACATCTTTATCTACAATCCAGAACAACTTAAGTTCACAAATAAAAACATTGATGAATATATCAGCACAGAATTTGAAGTTCCCTATGTGCTGACTGACCTTCAGATTTCGGATGCCTCAAACACTGGTCAATATCTAACATCTGACGCAAATGGAAACTTCTCCTTTGCTTCTGTTAGTTACTCTTCATTGACCGACCATCCATTCATACCTGACCGCTTGACAGACCTTTCAGATTTTGAAGATGGAGACACAAGCAACACGGTTCTGCACACAGACGCAAATGGCGTTTTTTCCTTTAAATCTCTCTCATATGAGCATCTGGTTGACCAGCCGTCAATACCAGCGACCTTGACAGATTTGAGCATTCTGGACAGCACATCCAACACATACCTCACCACGAATGGTGGAGGTCTGTTCAGCTTCGAGACCATTGACTACACTCATCTGTCAAATCAACCAAGCATTCCCTCTGTTCTGACTGATTTGAGCATTTCAGATGGGTCTGCGAACATGGTCCTGACAACAGACGGAGCAGGCTTTTTCTCATTTGAAGAAATTGACTATAATAATCTGACCAACACACCAAACATACCATCTGGTGGTTCTGATACATATGAATTTCTCACAACAGACAGTGAAGGAAATTTATTATTAAATTCGATTAATTACAACAACGTTGTTGACACACCTTCGATACCTTCGAGTCTTCTTGATCTTGGAATTGTCGATGGAGCAGCAAACACGGTTCTGACAACGGATGCGAATGGTAACTTCAACTTTGTTGACATTCACTTAGGAAATGACTATAATGACTTAGCAAACAAACCTACTATACCTGTTGATTTGTTTGACTTAGGTGTTGATGTCAATGTTGTAGCAAACAGTTTTCTTTCAACGGACGGAAATGGTGAATTCTATTTTGCGAATGTTCAATACAGTCACATTCAAGGTTTACCATTCATACCAACAAAGCTGACAGAACTAAATATAGAAGACGGTGAGACTGCTAATCTTGTGTTGACAACAGACGCAAATGGAAGTTTCACATTTAGTTCTGTGAATTATTCCGATCTTCAGAACACACCGGATGAAGAAATTGCCAACACGATTTCAAGCCTAAGTAATTCAACAAACACAATGGTCACTTCGCTTGAAACAGATATGAACAACAAGATGGCAATTCTTGAAGAAGAAGCATTTATCAACTCAATTATATTTGGCTAATTAAATGGCGAATAAATTACTTTCAAAAACATATAACGGTGACCTCAATTATTCAGTTGCTCTGGACAAGGCAAACATCTACACTGTTCCAGAAAACACAACTGCAATTGTTCTTGGCTTCTCGTTGTCAAATCTAACTGATGATATTCTGACCACTTCTGTTCATTATACCGATGATGATGCCGGACAAGAAGTTCATGTTCTGAAAGATGTTGCAATGGCTGCCGGATCAACACTCGAAATAATGAATGGAAATAAAATGATATTGAATGCGAATGATGTGATTTCTGTCAGTGCTGACACTTCAAATTCATTCGATGCTATTCTTTCACTCGTAGAACAATCATAGGAAAAAAATGGATTATACTGTTTCACTTACAAACACTGAAGACCAAGCACTTTCTTTTGTAGCGTTGAGTCAGCAAGATTGGATTGACAATGTAGTTAAAAATCGAGCACGAATTGCAGTTGACGAAATTGTCAAAATTGCCGTTGAAAAATATATTGAAGTGGGCGAATCAATGCCTGGCTCAAAGGATGAAATTGTTGCGGCTGCCTTTGAACGAGGCTGGATCAAAACTGCTGCCGTTCGAAACGCTGAAGCAGAGGCTGCTCGAGAAGAGATGCCATGAGAAGAATCGGCTCTCTTCCAAAAATCTCACCAGTTCAAGTTTCATCTGAAAGAATTTCATTGAGAGGAAGATTTGCCGACACTTCTGAACCTGAGAACTATATATTCTTTCTCAATCGTTCATACACACCTGGATTTATAAGAGTTTTTGTCAACAAAAAACAATTGACTGAAGATGAATACATTGCGGCAAATGGAAAAGACATACGAATTCCTCGCACATTTTCACTTCGCAAAAATGACTTGATTGAAATCTATACAGATGGTGTGGAAAAAATGACAAAGTTTGGAAGATATTCATCGTATCGTGTTGTTGATACAATCAATCGTTTAAGAACAATCACACAATCGTAAGCAATGGGAACATTAAGCATTGACGGAAAAACATTATTCACAAGTGCGGAGTCAGGCTTACTTCAGCAACACTTTCGAACTACTCATCGACATTTTCGTCTTGAAGGTGTTGACGCACCCATTTCAGGTGATGCTGAAAGAGGTCAACTAGCAATCTATGAAGGTGAGAACAATCTGTGGAGCATCACAGATCAGGGTTATGTTTCATCACCCAACATTCCTGCCTTCTATGTTTATCGGTCTGGTGGCGCAAGTATAACTTCGGGAAACTTTCCTTTTCCTGAAGTGAGATTGAACAACGGTAATCATTATAACACTTCAAATTATCGATTCAGCGCACCAATCAAAGGCATTTACTGTTTTTTGGCAAGCGCACTTCATCGACAGCATACAACAAATGGTTCAGCAGAAATAACTTTTTTCAAAAATGATGCGGCAATAAATTCAAGAGGATTTGGTTATTCTTATTTTGGTCAGACATCAGCAAATTATCATGAACAAGTCTTTATAAGTTTAACAATTGACCTTGAACCTGGTGACTATATCACCTTTGGTATTCACGCAAATTCAGGCGATTGGTATTATGGTGATAATCTTGGATACTTTTCTGGACATCTCTTAGGATAATTATGGCAAATATTGTATTACATAATAAGACTGTCATATCACAGCAAGGATTTGAAGAGCCAGTCATTACACCAAATGTAATTTTTCCTTCAGGTCATATTGTTTCAAATATAATGATTCGAAGCAGTGAACAAATATCAATATCTGATTCAAATACAAGAAAGTTATTTGGTGGAAATTTTGAAAAGAAAAGACATGATACAGATATTTTTGCAACCTGTACAGTTTTTGGTGCTTATTATTATTCCGGAAACTGCGGTGTAGGACTTTGTTTAAATGATCAATGGGACCATGGTGTTGCTTATCAATATGATGGTCAATGGAATCGAGATGACCAGACTACAATTATTGTTGGAAGTTGTCTTTGGTCAAATGTTCAAAAGGGAGATTGTCGAATTGATTTTGGGTGGAATACATATAACGGTTCTTCAGGTGATAAACCCTTTTTATATCTAAATCCAAATCATGAGCGTGATGCTCGGAATCAACAAATGAGTTCAAGTATAATTGTTTATGAGGTAATGCCATGAATCTTACATATACACTTAATGAATTTTATCCTGGCCAATGGTATCCATTTCATTCACCAACAGATACAATTGATGACTATTCATACATTCATTGGCGTATTGAAAATCCTCCATCAAAAGAAGAGGTAGAAGAAAAAATCCAAGAGATGAGAGAACGACACGCATTCACTTTATGCCGTGAAAAAAGAAATTCTCTTCTCACAGAAACTGATTGGGAAGTTCAAAGAAATTCTGAGCGAAATATTTCAGACCAGGCTTTGATTGACTATCGTAATGCTCTTCGTGATTTGTTTCAAGAAATTACTCAGGGTAACATTCCTGCTCCAACACTCAACGAGAAGAATGAATTAGTTTTTGACCACTGGCCAGAAAGATAGAACTTCTGATAAATATATAAGTTACATACATTTTTTACAAGTAAGATTATAAGGATAAATGGCAGTTAGTCAAGCTAAACAGAAATCTGTGATCGTTGGAATCAATTCAAAAACATTTTCAAATGATGTGGAAGTTCCGCTCAATTACTCTGCTATTCTCAGTGGTCCTGTTTCTGTGCCAAATGCTACAATTGAAGGCACACTCAATGTAATTGGTCAACTCGATGTTTCAGCGAATCTTGTGATAGGCGAACACGGTACACTTAACATGACAGGATGAAATGGCAGCAAATCTAACAATCGATGGAACAGAAGTATTTGTAAAAGAGAATGGTGTCATTCGTTATTTGTTTCCTGGTCCTCATCACACTTTCACAGTTCGTGCTGAACATCATCCAGTTTCTGGCGTCACAAATGCCGATTCGGATAACACAACATCAGATCAATTCACAATTTATGCTGGTGAGAATAAAGTTTGGGGAGTTTCAGATGAAGGTTATGTCTACAATCGTAGACCAGCCTTTCAAGTCGCAGGAACACAACACTTAGCAAGTGCAAATCTTCGTAACTGGCGAACAGTAATTTGTAATGATGGCGATCATTTTGATAATAAAAAAGGAATTTTTACAGCACCAATCACAGGAACTTATTACTTTATACTGTCTTTCACAGGTCAAGATAGCACCGCACCAATTTACCCAAGATTCTATATCAACAATACTGAATACTCACCTAACATGAGTCAAATGCATGTTGATGCGGGTCCAGGAGATGGTGCTGATGTTCAATCGAACATAACAATCTTCTTACTTAAAAACTTAGATGCGGGAGATTATACTTCAGTGCGAGTGCATAGTAATTCGACATTTTACCCAGATGGTATTATTTTCGCAGGATGGTTATTCTAAAGGCAAACTATGGCATTTATTGGAGCACCTTCCCCAGCTGAAAGCAAGATTCTCACCACCATCGAACCTAATCGTCGACAGTATTTGGGAGATGGTGAGCAAACCGTTTTTGCGGTTGACTATTACGAAAACTTTGTTCTTGTCTTTCAGAATGGTATCAAGCTCACAGAAAATTTAGATTACGAAATAGGTCAAGACAGTAAGCACATTCGTTTTATTGTTGCTCCAGAAATGAATGATACAATTGATTTGTATGGAACAATTGATATCGCAAACACTGAGAATCGAACCATCTATAGTAATACATCTTTTACTACCTTCACTTCTCTTACAGATGTCGATACTCTTTCAGCTACAGACAATCAAGTTCTAACAACAGATGCAAATGGCTATTTCTATTTTCGAGATACAACGCTCAATGAATTAACTGATGTCAATTCTACAGCAAACATTGATCAAGTTTTAGTTGCTGGCGCAAATAATCATTTTCATTTTCGAGACACAACATTTAGTAAATTGACTGATGTTAATCTTTCAATGTCATCAGCACAATACTTGACAGGCGATGCAAATGGATACTTCTTTGCGAACACTGAATTCAAAAATTTAGTTGATGTTAATTCTACAGCAAACAATGGTCAAATTTTAGTTGCGGACGGTTCTGGTAACTTCTTTTTTGAAGACAAGGTGACAAGTCTTGCTGACTTTGATATGACATCAATGGCAAATAATAGTATTGATGCGAATAAATTAGTCGATGGAAGTTTGACGAATACAAATTTTACTGCGAATTCAATTAGCGGTGAAAACATTTCTGATACTTCAATCACTGAAAACAAAATTAGTGGAACAATCTCAGGTGTGAAACTTACAGATGCTTCCGTTCCATTGTCAAAATTGAGTGAAACCTTTTTATCTAATATATCGTCAATAGAATTTAAAGATGGTGCTAATAGCCCTGTAGGTATAAAAGCTGATAATGACACAATGATCTTGAATGCATCTGATACCAATCGAATCATAATGGATCAAAGTGGTAATTTTTATCCTGCCGTAAATGGTGAACCATCATTAGGACTTGTAGATAATAAATGGAACAATTTACATGTTAATCACATTTATCCATCGTATGAAAGATTTAATGATAGCTCAGGGAATATATATGCTAATGGTAGTTGGTACACAATACTAGGAGGATTGAATGGTCATCAAATCTTTGATATATCCGTTTCAGTAGCATATAGTGGTTTACATACTACTGGTGTAATTCGTGTGTCTGTTACTTATGCTCAAGGAATAATTTTTAAACAAACATCAGGAGCTGGTTGGTCCGGTGATGTTGAAGCAAGAATTACAGGAACAACATACGATTATAATATTGAACTAAGACATACTACTAGTCAATCAAATGACAAATACATCTACTGGCGAGCTAAAAGAATAGGAACATAGGAGAAATACTTTATGGGATTACAAGTTACTAAAAAAATAGCAGGGCGAGAACAGAGTCTTTATTTGAAGATTGATGCTTTAGTAGGTAATAAAAATCATACTGAAGTTGTAGCAAACTATTATTGGGATCGAGATGTATCTGCCTTTATGTCAAATGCTTTATCCAGTGAGAGATTTCCGATGCACTTTGAGCGAAACTCAGAGGGTAATCCTTTTGCCATTGCTTATGAAAAATTGAAAGAATACTTAACTGTAATGAATATACCATTTAGTGATATAGATAGTCCAACAGAAGAGCCACTTTCAACACTGTCGGAGTAAAATGGCAAGTAAAGCTAGAGATTTCGCAAGATTAGCAAGAAGACTGAATGTAGCAGTTGACTTGGCAGATGAACGAGTTTATCTGAGAGATATAAACTTTGATTCATCTTCAAGCAATGATACCATTCAAAATATGGTCACAGATAATCTGACTCTTGTGAATCTACAAGATGTCGAACCTGACTCCACTATCAATCAGGTTCTCACCGCAAATGGTGATGGCACATTCTTTTTCGCAGATAACACTCAAACTATTCTTGAACTTGACATTGAAGATGGAACAGCAGGTCAGTTTCTGATTGCAAATGGTGATGGTACCTTTGAATTTGCAAACAACACCTTGCTCAATCTGAACATCAACGATGGAACATCAAATCAAATTCTTAAAACAAATGGTCAAGGAAATTTTTATTTTGGTGACAATGTTCAAAATCTGACAGAATTGAACATCAATGATGGTCTTGAAAATCAATTTCTTGCTTCAAAGAACAACCAGACTTTTGAGTTTCAAAACATCACCTTCAATATATTAGCTGATGTTGATCTGAACACAATTGGCGTGAACAAGTTTCTGACCACAGATGGAGCTGGTGGATATAAATTTGAAGATGCTAAGTTAGTAAATTTGGCAGACATCGCACCAACAGCAGAAAAGGAACAAGTCCTCACCGCAAATGGTGATGGCACATTCTATTTTGCAAACAATGCCGCAAGACCTGTGAACTTCCTCACTGATCTAAATATTACAGACGGAACCGAAGGACAAGTCCTCAAAACAGATGGTGCTGGAAACTTTTTCTTTGACAATGAAGAAACACTAAATTCAATCATATTTTCAATCGCTTTGGGATAATTCATGGCAGCATTCAGGCGCAAAGCCGCAACAGCAACAACAGACGGTGTGGCAGTTCACACAACACCAGCAAGTAAAACTGGTCTTTGTATCGGACTGGTTCTTGCGAACATTAGTTCTCAACCCGAATATGCTGATGTTGATATCAATGGCACATACATTGTGAAGAATGTTCCCGTTCCTGTTGGTTCCACATTAGCAGTTTTAGATGGTAAAATGGTCGTCGAAGCGAATGAAATCATTCGTGTCACGGCTTCGGCAAATAACGCAATTGACGCAACAATTTCCATGCTTGAGCTATGAGCGGATATATTGGTCGTAAACAAGCAGTCACATTTTCAAGTGTAACTTTACCGATTCGTAAAGACAAGGATCAACATCTGATTGAAGAGGATGGATCTTTTCGTCTGATTGATGGAGCCTCTCTGAAAGATTCGGATGGCAACACAATCATTCATGCGAATGGCACAATCGCCACTGTTGATTTCACACCTGTTGAAACACAACTTGATTCTTTGTCAAGTAACGTCAATTCAATTTCAATCACAATTGATTCAATTGAACAAGATATCACAAGTTTAGACACATCAATTGGATTGCTCGAAGATTCTCTCAGTAGTCTCTCTGTGGACATTCTGACACACAAGTCAACCTTGACAGACAACTATGTGGTTGAGGATGATGAGAGTGCTTTGCTCATGGGTCCCATAAAGCTCCCTGGCACGCTTGAGGTCAGTGCCAATGCTGCACTCACCGTTTTTGGAGAAATCTCGGTGACGGGCGATTTGAACATCTCAGGCACATTCTCAGTGAGGTAGCATGTCAGGAGTCTTCAAGATTGGCGGCAAGACCGTTGCGACACATGACGAATCAACAGATGTTGTTTCACTGGCGAGTGATGTGGATCTATCAAATGTTGACATCTCAAACAATGATTTTTCAAATGTTGATATGTCAAACATGACTTTTCCTGCTGGACATGTAATAAAGGTGACACAAGTAAAAAGTACAATAAATGCTTCAAGAGATACATCAAGTTGGGTTGAATTTGATTCTAACTACAGAATACCAGTAACGCCGACAAACAATAATACGAGAATATATTTACAATTTTATTTTCAAACTAATACTAACATGGGAAGTAATACATTATTTCAATTTGACATTCGTTACCTAGTAAACGGTACATTACCAACAGGAGGACATGGCAGTGCAGATAATGCTACATATGGAAAATTAACAAGTGATGGCGGAACAATGAATGGTAATATTGGTAGTAGATTAAACACCCATTTTGTAGGTAGACCAGGAAATGGTTATGATGGGAATGACCAATTAACAATTAATATGCTTGGTTATGATGAACCTGCGGGAGCATCAAGAACTTATGGTTTAATTTATAGAAGAGAAACTGGAGGTTCTGGAACATTATATGTAAATCATAGTTCTGGTAACAATAGTAATTGGGGATTTATGGCACCGATGTTAATTACAGCAACTGAGGTTCAATTATGAATGCTAGAATAATAGATGCCGGAATTGTACTTCAAGAAATATGTCCGCATGGTGAGTGGGATATTAAAAACAATGATTATGATACTTTAATTTGGGGCGAAAATAATCCTGTATCAAAACCTACAAAAAAAGAATATACCGATAAACTTGCAGAACTTACTGCAGCCGAACCAATGCGACTTCTCAAAGAAGAGCGCAATCGTCGAATCGCAGAATCTGACTGGCGTTTTCTTTCTGACCAAACACCAAGCCAAGCATGGATTGATTATCGTCAAGCACTTCGAGATTTACCAGCAAACAGTATACCAGAACTTGATGAGAACGATAACTTGATCAATGTAAACTGGCCAGTTGAGCCAACGGAGTAAAATGGCAGGAACAATTACATTAGGTGGACAAACATTAGCAAGCCATGATACCGCAAGTAATACATCGAGTATTGTTGTTGATCAGTTAACTTCACCTATTATGAATGCAGCACAATTAAAGACAAATGGTATTGAATTCAATAATAGTGGTCTTGTTCTCACAAAATTTGAAACAGGAACCTGGGATATTCTTCTTCAATGGTTATACCAAGGCTACACAGGACATGCTGATGATTATGGTACACCAGTAAGTGTAGGTACAGGATTGTATACACGAATTGGTAACTTAGTTTATATAACAACGGGCTGGGTAGCTGAAGATAAAATTCCACAAGATGCAATTGCTGTTATACTCTATAGCGGATTACCTTTCACCGCTGCAGAATATAGTGAACTAACCTGTGGACGAGTGAGAGGAGGTTCAATGCGTTATAATACGGGAATCTACACTGATATTGATGCGTATAGAGCGCACATTAATAAAGGCCAAAATAAAATTTCTTTTATATGTGAAAAAATAGGTGCTGACCATACAGGATTCGTTTACATTCCAACAAAATCTGGAAGTAATCTTCCAGCAGTTTCTGGATTTTATATGACAGACGAGGAATAATGGCTGGAGAAATTACAGTTGGCGGAAATATATTAGCAAGCCATACGGGCGTAGAAGGTGCCGGGTCATTGACTCTGGGAA